ATAGTGTCCTGATTGGTCATATATTTTCCCATTGTGAACTACACATACATGACGATTTACCCACACTAAGTATGAATAATTTTTTGCAGTATAGTCTTTTACAAATGTACTAAGTCTAACTTTTTTATCGAGCTTGATTTCTGAATATTTTCTTTTATAAAAATTCAAAGCACTTTCTAACTCCAAATACCTAGTTGAGCCTTTCCATTGTTTACTGAAAAAGTTTAACTTTCTTATTTTGTTAAATACTCTTTGTACAGGTAAGTTAGTTACTAATGAAACAGCAAAGACACCACATAAACCTTGCTCGTTTATTGGTTTGCCATTTGCTACTTCTATATTTTTGTAAGCTGTCATAATTTTCTCCTATTTAGTTTTGGGTAGTTTAGGTGATACCCACACCATTCGTTTATCTTCTCTCAAAGTATGAATGATTTTTTGACCTGTGAGCATTACTCCACTCACCTTTATGCAACATCCAACATGTATTTAATTTACCTAATGTTCCATCTTTTCTGACCATTGTGCCATTTATAAAATCTCTTTTATCTGACACATGTGTTATTTCGATTTGAACATCTTTACCATTGAAACCATATCCTAGCCATAAGAATCTATCACCTACTTGGCAGGTATCTCTGATTTCGTTAATGTTTTTTGTATTTACTTTTGTCATAATTTCTCCTTTGTTTACTAGGGTTTCATTACCCTATATAAGTATTATTACATACTTAAAGTATATATCAAGTCTTTTTGCATTTATTTTCGACTATTTTTAGAAGGCAGAAATGTCCTCAAAACACTTGGTACTGTTGTTCCATCGGATAGTACACTCCCCAATATTGCCCTGTACATCGATTTCTCTTATCTTGCAAATCCTCACATTGGTACATTGATTCTCATAGTCTCTTGTAACAATAACCCCAACATCTGTCTTGTTATTCCAATGTGCTGACCCACTTACATCATAAAGGCTATTTACTGAGAATAATCCATCTGCACCTCTAATCTGCTTGGTAGGATGTGCCACAATAAATGTGAAGGTATGTGTCTCTCTATTGAATCTTTTTATCTTAGATATCAGTAATGAGATATGTTCATCTTCTCTGATGTTATTTCTCTCAGGATTAATCTCATTGTATGGGTCTAGTATCATGCCATCAATATCAAATTCTTTATGAACTAATCTTGCTCTTTCAAGTATCCAATCTATATCAGGACTATCTTCTTTCTTGTCAATAAAAAGAAAATGCTCATGTATAAATTCTATAGCTTCTAATACTTCTGTCTCATCTGCTCTGTTGTGAAACATAATATCAAATGGTTTCTGACAATATTTCTCTACTAATCTTTTTAGATTTACAGCTAAAGAACTCTCAGGTGAGAATATAAGAAACTTAAAACCATGTTCTCTTGCAGTTCTTAATGCTATCTCTAATGTAAGACTAGACTTACCTGAATTAGGTGTGCCTGTAAATAAATTAAACGAAGGTTTAATTATCTTAAAATATTTATCAATCGAACTAAAACCACAATAATATCTTTTCTGTGATTTCCCTTTATATAAATCCCATATATCTTCTGTTAAATCTTTTGCTCTATATACCCCTTCAATCTTTTTCATCTCATCTCCTAAACCTATCCTGCTAAGAAGTTTTTATTCTTCTTAACCTTATTTAAAATATTGCTTTGCTTTATATTAGTATTGTGGGCAACTGTGTCACTACCGATTGCATTCTCTGTCACTAGTGTCGCATTGGCACTACCAAGAATATATCTATTACAATTATTCACTCTGCCTTTTATTTTACCAATCTTAATATACCCTCTTATTCGTAAGTCTTTTATATGTCTTTTAACACTTCTCTCTGAGCAATGACACAACTCTGCAATGTGTGTGATGCTTGGATAACAAGCATGTTCTTCATCAGCATAATTAGCCAACATAAGCAAAATAAGTTTGCTAATACTGTTCTTAGTATTTTGTTTGACTGCCCATGCCATTGATTGAAAAGACATTACTTTATTCCATAAAAATCATTAGCTGTTACTTTCTTCTCTGTCTGCTTATAAATCTTCATCATGTTCTCTTGTCTTGGTATCTTCTCTCCATAATAATACTTTGACATGGTAGGCAATGGTATCTTGCATTTATCAGCAAATTTAGATACTGATATCCCTTCTTTTTTAATGTATTGATTTAATATCATTGTTACTCCTGTTGTTTACCCCAATGAGTATAAACTACTTTTAGTATAAAAAAAAGGTTTACATTGATATACTTTAGGTGTAATGTAATCTCATGAAGAGGAGAAATGTTATGAACAAATATGAAATCGTACTGAAATACAATCAACCTGAGATTCAATATGCTTCAACTGAAGGTATAGCAATACTTAACTTCAAAGAAAGCACACCCATACAGCTCAAAGGCAAGGGTTGTGATTCTATCGTTGAAGTTAGACTGCTCAAACAATATACAGAATCAGAGTGGCAAGAAAGGTTGGACAGTAAGAAGGACAGTACAAGAAGACAGCTTGTAAGTCTATTCCCTGAAACCTACAAACTAGAAGATGGTAAATTCTACATCAAAGGAGAATTACAAAAAGAATAGAAAAAATTAGACCTGAGTAAGTCTGTCTACGAAACTGCTCAAATTAACTAAAGGAGAAATGTATGGACAATGAATTTTATGATGGTCAGAAACATGGTTATGAGAATGTTATTAAAAAAATAGATGACATTAAAAGTTTCTATGAACTCAAAGGTTATGGTACTGAAACATTACTAACAATCAGAGAATATTGTAAAAATAGTATCACTATAGTCGATGCTTTGATTGGCAGACAATATAAAGAAGAATATAACAAACTCAAAAACAAAGGAGAAACAAATGGCAATAACAAAAATACAAGAGAAACAATTAAATGAACTTAGATTGGCTAGTGCATTTAATAAGTTTCAAAAACTAAAAATAACTGCAAAGAAAGATGGTACTAATCCACATTTCAAATCTAGCTACTCAACATTAGAATCAGTAATAGATGCAGTCAATCATGGAGCAGAGTTTGGTCTGTTCTTCACACAACACATACATGAGAATGAAGGCAAGTTATTTGTTAAGACTGTTATGAGACATGTCAATGACAATGATACTTATGAAAGCTGTGTTCCTGTACCCTGTGCTAATTTACAGAATCCACATCAAATGGGTTCAGGTATCACTTATGCAAAAAGGTATGGACTACAGTCTTTATATGGACTTCCATCTTTAGATGATGATGGTAATGGTACAGGTACTACAGGTAAAAAAGATACCAACCCAACACCACCACAAGTAAATGACCAAGTAAAAAATAACATAATGTAGGAGAAAAAAATGGATGCAGATAACATAATGGAACAAGCAAAAGCAATAGATGAGAGAGTAGAGAATGGCTCTTATGGTCAAACAGATATAATCAATGGCACTCTCAATGACCCATACGATAATAGTTCAGATAGAATTGTTAAAGTCGGTAACATTGCAGATGGTACTGTCGAAACTTATAAAGACAAAAACACAGGTGAAACCAAGAAAAAGGAAGGCACTAACATCATTGTTGTAGAAAAAACAAGTGCGACAGGAAACAAATATCATCGTATGTTTGTTGAAGTTGGTTTTCTAACTCCTGCAAAAGCAGGTAAGAAATATCATATGTCAGGAGCTATGAAAGTAAACTACAAGTATGACCATCAGGTTTATGCTACACAAAAAGAAGGAACATCAGAAAACACAGGCAAAGAATATAAGTTCATTAGCTTGGCTCTGATGGAAAATAATGATATAAAGAAAACAGAAGGGAATGATACTCCTTTCTAGTTTTTCATATTTCGCTCATTTGAAACGAGGTCATAATCGTTTCTCCTCTGTAGGTAGACTGTTAGTACCCCTTCGGTCTACCTACTCTCAAACAACTTGGAGATTAGAATGGATAGAACATTAGGAATAGGTGGTAGTGATGCCAAGAGAATCATTGAAGGTGATTGGCACACTCTATGGCTCGAAAAAACTAAAAGAGTAGAGCCTGTAGATTTATCAGATGTATTGCCTGTGCAAATGGGTATTACTACAGAAAAGCTCAATATTGATTGGCTAGAAAAAGCATTGGTCAATGAAGGATATAAAGATACAGAAATCAAAAGAGATGTAACATTAGAACAAAAAGACTTTATGATGTCTCACTTAGATGGACACATTGTTAAACCAAACATCATTGTAGAAGCTAAACACACTTATGCAATGAACACATTGGAAAATGTAGCTCAATTTTATTACTGTCAGTTACAACATTACATGATGCACTCAGGTGCTAATGAAACTTATTTATCAGTATTTTTTGGTAACAATGAGCATAAGTGGTCATCTATAGAATCTGACCCTGAGTTTCAGCAGACACTTTACAAAGCTGAGATGTCATTTTGGAAATTCGTTGAAGAAGATAAAGAGCCTACAGAATTTATACAACCGATAGAACAACCCAAAGAAATTAAATTAGATGGCATGAGAACTTTAGATATGAAAGACAATAAAGAAATGAATATCTTGATTGATTCGTTAAAAGAAGTTAAACCTTATGTAACGATGCAAAAACAAATTGTAAACGATATCAAATCTTTAGTTCCACACGATTGCAGGAAAGCATTCGGTAATGGTATTACATTATCAAGAAGTAAGAAAGGAACACTAACACTTAGAGAAAATGCTAGTGAGTAGTTACTCTCCAATTCCTAATAGATTTTTTAAGGAGAACTGCCAACCTGATTATGATACTAACCCTATCTATGGTTTAGTGCATAGAGCAGTAGACTTACAAGTGCATAAAGATTTTTTAAGAGAAATTGCTGTAAAAAAAATACCTGTCATAGCAAAAGTTAATTCAGGTAAAGAAGGTATAAGAGAAGTTAATGCTTGGAGAATACCTATTGAATCAGGTATTGGCAATGTCTTAAATTACATAATTTTAGATTTGAATGAAATTTATAATTACAGAATATCCTGTATACAAGACATTCAATATTTAGAATACCAAGTTGGAGATTATTATAATTGGCATACTGATATTTCTGATGGACTAAGTTCACTAAGAAAGATAAGTATATCATTTGTTTTAAACGATGACTTTGAAGGTGGAGAGTTGGAGTTTTTTCATGGTGGTGAAAAAATAATTATTAATACAAAAATAGATTCATTGATTGCCTTTACTAGCTTTATAAATCATCGAGTTAGGAAAGTAACAAAAGGTATTCGTAAAGCATTAGTGGTGTGGGTCAATGGTGAATCATGGAGATGAAAATTATGAATGAAGAAGTAAAGAAGTGGACAATATCAGCACGAGAAGTTTTGCTTAGAATGACAGAGACAAGAGATAAATTATCTAAAGACCTTAAACATAATCAAAATTTGTGGAATGATTTGCTACACGATAAAGAATGGAATCAGGAGAAACTAGAACTCAGTTGTCAGTATATCAAGGCTATAAATAGCCTGATTGACACAGTAAACAAGATAAATAACATCAAATTAGCTCCTGAAGAAGAAAAAAAGTGAAAAAAAGTGCTTTTTATTTGCATTTACCCCTTCCATTGTACTCTAAGTAGTGTATACTTAAGGTATAAGTTAATTAAGACTTATATAAAAAAGGAGAAAAATTATGACAAACTTAGAAAAAATGATAAAAACATTACCAACTACAGAATATGATTGGTTTACAGAAAATGAAAAAGCTAAAAATATTCAACCAAAAGTATCTATATATAACTATGATGGTGAAGATGTTATAGGTTTATCAACAGAAGAGGGAAACAGAGACAGTTTCATTTATTTCGATGGAATGGTCATAGGCATTAAAGAAGAACTTCAAGAGTGGGCAGATAAATATAACATGTATTGGGAATGTCGTTATACAGGAACTTATGTTCTTTTAGACCAATAAACGAATGGTGTGGGTATCACCTAAACTACCCAAAACTAAATAGGAGAAAATTATGACAACAGAAAAAACATATACACAATCAGAAGTTAAAAATATTGTTGATTGCTTTGATAAAGAGAATAAAAAACTAAAAAACTTCAAAGAACAAATTACTTGGATAATTGACAGACATGTTTCAAGCAACATATCAGATGAGAATATGTTAAAAGAAATTGAATCAATGGCTATCCGAAGAATGTTAGAAGACAATGAAAAAGCAGAAGCAGACCAAAAGAATAG